AGTCATTACGCTTCTTTTGCTGTTAGTACCATGTTGATTAGATACAAGACTTTCAAACCCTGTTCCTTCTAATTTTTTAGCATACCAGTTTTCTCTCCATACGTTTGTACGTTTTACTTCATCAGAGGTAATTCCATAAAAATCAAATGCTTGTTTATAAGCATCTTCTAACGCAGCTTCTTCAGACATGTGTGATTCACCTATAATAGAAAGTTGTTGAAACTCTCCTGCCTTATACGCTGCACATTCTTGTCCTTTAACAAAACATACTAACTCTGCTTTAAACACTGTTTCTCTCCATTGCTGATTTAAAGATTACTGTTTTACGGATAGGCATCCATGTATATTCATTAGGATCTTCCGTATGACATTTCCAGTACCCAAAATCTTTTTCGGGTTCTAGCATTTTATCAGCAAAGGCTAAAGCGCCTTTACTATTTACTTTATTTACCATCATTGTGGTTTCGTCTTTGTGAAAGATATACATTAAGCACCTTTTAAACAACCGCAATGGTCATTATTACCTTGAGTATATTCACACATACAATCTTCCTTGTTACGATAAAGTTTTATCATTTCCACAAAAGATTTAACGATTTGAACCATTATAACTATTAGTAAAACAATCATAAAAGCTCTGCCTAGAATAACTAGTGCTGCAATTGAAGTTAGATCCATTTTATTTACTCCTCTTGGATTCCACTTGGTTAAGTCCGTTTAAACAGACTCTTTATTCCACCAATTATTAAAATACTCATAAGAATTAGTGGCATAGTCAGATGCTGCTGAATAACTTTTTGTTGCATATTCAGAAGCCTTTTTGTAAGTCTTGTTGGCAATTTCAGAAGTTTTACTTACAACGTCTTGTCCTTGAAAAATATCGCAAGTATAGTCTACTGCATAAAAACTACCACCTACAATAACGCCAACGACTACGCCGTTGACAACTGATACAGCAGGATTTTTAGTAGTAACTAAAGTTGCACCTGCTGAAAGAACTGCAGAGCCTTTGGCAGAACCTGCAATATCGACATTATCGATCCATGAGCATACACCTGCAGAAGCAGAAGTTGCAATTGTTAAAGTTGCTATAGTAGCAATTGTCAAGCGTTTCATTTTAATCTCCATTTGGTTTCCACTTGGTTTATTTTATGCTACTCTTACCCTGTAGCAAGGGCCGTACATAACGTCAACGGTAAACGTTTTTCTAAAAAGAAAAATATTATATGTCCAACTACCTCTGGACTGCGAGACTGGCCTAGGTATAGCAAATTAAATAGCTACACCCCCCAATCTAAGGTTCTATTATAGATGCGTTAGTTTTCTCACTTTTTATAGAACTTATGTAAGCCTACTTTTCCAAGATATTTCATATCTGTGGTCCAGTACGGTTGTACATAGTCTGCATGATAGTGTGTTGCACCTGTTTTTGGTAACAAGTCAGGGTTAGCCATAATGACTTCTGCTGCCTTGTAAATTTCTTTCCAAGACTCACGGTCAAGGTAACTCATACGAGTTGGATCGTCATGTTTACCATCATGAGTCCAAGAAAATTGTTTGCGCTGCCATACAACACCACAAACATCATCGGGATAGCTACTGCTAGCTACTCTGTTTAATGTTACTTCTGCGACCATTGCTTGACCTGCTAACGGTTCGTTTCTTGCTTCGAAGAACATGTTTAGAGCTAGACACATTACTGCTGTCATCATTTTCTGATTTCCTTTTAAGGTGTTGTATTACTACTGCAATAATATTCGGCAAGAACATTCCAAACCAAATTATTGAATTAAGTTCAGTAGCAGTGATTGGTCTTGGTCTATAGTAGTCAACAAAGCCTAAATAAATAGTACTTAGTATACCTACATAACCAAGAAAGATTTTACTTCGGTCATTTAAATTTGGTAGATTAAACTTTTTACGTTTTTTCTTATTTGTCATAAATTTTAGACAATGAAAAAACAAAGCAATTACTACAAATCTAAGGAAGTAACCGATAAGTACTAGTGTTACTATTTCTGAAAAGCTAAGCATTTATTTCCTCTTTAGTTACCACTTGGTGATACTATGTATCATTATAGATGCCTTAATTTTCTCACTTTTTTATTGACGATTTTGATAAAAAAGGGAAGTCCTTTCGGACCTCCCAATGAGTTAACGCCTAAAGTTGTTTTCTTTGTTAACCATGTTAACACCTGAAGTAATTTCAGGCAGCATTTTAACAATTTCTTTTCTAGTTTGTCTAGAGACATCACCAGAAACATTAATGTTAAATGTTTGCTGAGAGCCTTTATTTTCCTTACCAAAGCCTTTTACTTTGTCTGCTGGAACAACTAGCTCTCCTGGAGTTAGCATGGCAGGAACACTGTCTTTACCAATTTGTGAGTATGGTGTATTAGGAACAATACCGCCGTTGTTAGCGCCAAAGAAACCTAATCCTGGACCTCCAAAAAGACCATCAAAAATAGGAAGTTCGCCAAAGCCGCTAAAGAAGCTGCCAATACCATTTGTAAGTCCACCAAGACTAAAGCCGCCACCTCCAAGGCCGCCGCCGCTAAACAGCCCTTTTAGGCTGTCAAATGCACCCTTAAGAAGGCCAGACATAGAATCAAAAAGACTTTTTGCCATATCTCCTAAAGATTTAAGCAAACTACCATCGCCTGATTCTGACTTGCTAAAGGCTCCTAATATTGTTTCAGAAATCTTTGTACCAATATCACCTGCAAAATCTTCGACACCATCAAATAGCTTTTCTAAATTTTCATCTAACTTTAAACCTTTGAATAAAGAATCGGTAAAGCCTGTAGAGAAAGATTCAATAACACGATTAGTAAAGCTGTCGCCAAGTTGTTTAGCAAATTCTGAAAAGTCTCCGCTTCTTAAAGCTTCATAGAAGCCTCTTCTAAAGTCTTCTTGGAAACCTTCAGCAAGAGTTTCACCTTGGGTTTTATCGCCATCTGCGCCACCGCCAGCACCACCTTTGGTGCCAGTACCTCCAATAGCCCCTGTAGGTACAATTAAATTTCCATTTTCGTCATATTTAGCTAACTGTGCTTCAACTAGGGCTAAACCTTTTTCAGCGTCCTCGATTGCTTTGACAGCAAGTTTTACCTTACTATCATCCCCACTCTTTTCAGCTGCACCTAGAATTTGTTTTTGTTTCTTTATTTCAGCTTCAAAAGTTCTCTTGTCATTATTAAGAGTAACAAACCCACCATCCATAAATCCTCTAGGCATTATGCCCTGATTCAGCATAGATAAGAAACCAGCACCAAACTTTTTAACAGCAGAGGCTTGTATTACAAACTCTCCGTTTGATAACATTGCAGGGATTTTATCATCTCGTGGGCCTCCTGGGCCTGAAATGTATCCCCCTGAAGCATTTCCTCTAATTGGTTGACCAGCAATTTTTAAAAAGTCTTCTTGATTTAAATTTGAATAACCTTCAATTGGATTAGTTGAAGAATCTCCTGAAAAAATACCCTTAAACCAAGATTTAACTCCATCAGTAGCTTTATTAAACCCTTCAACAATAGCTTTTGGTAAATCAACAACAACAATTTCGTAAAGCTTAGTACCAATATTTCTTATGCTACTCATAAGTTGTTCGTTATTAAATACATCAAAAGCAAGCCCCACAGCACCACCTACAGCAGCACCAATAGCCACCCCTAAAGGGCCACCTACAGCACCTAGTTGAGCACCTGCAACAGCGCCTCCAATAGCGCCATCTAAGGCCTCCCCAAGACCACCAAGAGCATCATCTGGAACAAGCTGATCAGCTGTTACTTGTGCAATACTCCCTGCTAATGCAGTTCCAAAGAGCTTACCAAGTTTATTTCCCTTTTTCTTAGCACTATTTTTTACAGTTTCGTCATCAACAAGTCCAAAGATATTTGCTATTTGAACACCTAAAGAGGCTTTACCTGCAGTTCCAAAAGCAGAACCAAAAATGCCACTTGCAATTGACTTAGCAGTGTTAGTCATTCCATTTCTTAAAATACCTACACTTGTTATGCCTACTAAAGATAATGCAAACACACCCGCTAGTTCATCTGCCCATGTTATTGCTTGAACAGCGTCTGTAAAGGCTAAATTAAGACCATCTATTAGACCTGCTCCAAATTCTCCAGAAGCTAATAAAATAGCATCAAGGATTCTTTTTAAAACACCTTGACCTTCTGCATCAGTCTCAAAGAAAGCAACAATACCTGTACCAATTGCCTCACCTAGTTTTCTAGCAGCGCCACTCTCAGCCGCAGCAGTAAGAACTTGTGGCCCAAAGGCAATTGCGCCTAAAGCAATAACTATAGGGTTTTTTACAAGCTGTATAAAGGCACCTGCAGCAGCAGCACCAAGAACAAAGAAGCTACCTTGCAATAAGTTAGAAGCTACTTCTGGAAACTTATAAGCAAAACCAGCAGCAAGCAAGCCACCTCCAATTAAATACTTATTTTCTTCTAAAGTAGATAGACCTCTTTCTATTCTACCTTCTGATCTACCTTCATCACCAAAAGCAGACAAGTCTTCGCCAAGAAGATCATTTACAACATTATCTTTAATACCTACTATTCCACCCTGAGCCTTAATATAGTCATTAATAGCTTGTGTAGCATTAGAAATAGTATTCGGTAATTCAGTAAAGAAATCAAATGCAGTATTTAATGCAGCGGATTCTGTAATAGCCTCACTAATTGCAGTAGTAAAGCCTTTAATAGCTTCTGTACCACCTTCAAAGTAACCTACTATACCGCCTGAACGAGAACCTCTACCTGCTTCCCCAAATTCATTTATGCCACGAGTACCAGCAAAAATGTCTTTAAAGAAACCAATAATTGTCTGGCTCCAACTTCTTAGCTTCGAAGTAACATTACTTAAGGCACTAAGAAATTTAGAACCACCTATTTGATCTTCCCCCTTCCAAAAGAGATCAGACCACCAAGATTGTTCAATAACATCTACAAAAATTCTTTTGAAGATAGCAATAACATTATCAGCAAAGGCTGTTAGTTTTTCCTCAATTTCAATAAGATTTGGCAGATAACCTGATAAATCTAAGCTAGGTACTTTAAATAGCTTTTCAAAAGTACTATCGCTCTCTGCTTGTTCACCAACTCCTAAGAATTCTTTTAAAGATGCTATTGACTCTGAAATTGAAGTTTTAAAATTCTCATAGTTAAAGTCGGCATCAAATAAACTAGATACAGTTTCTTTAATAGAATTAAATGTAGATATAAAATCTTGTCTTAGATTAATCAATAACAAATTTACTTTTATAAAATTAATTTCTGCTCTATCTGCAATAAATCTAAAAGCTTCTGTTAATAGTATGATTTTACTTCTAGCAGATTCTGAAAATCCACCGATGTTATCAATAGCACCTAAAGCCCTTGTAAACTCATCTCTCATTATAACTGTAAGAGAGCCTACAGTAGGTTCTAGTGTTTCAAATTCTTTTTCAATTACACCGATTTGGTCAATAAGCGCATTAAATACAGCCTCAGAAGTGATTAGCCCTTCTTTAGCTTGTTCACGTAATTCACCAAAAGGAATACCCATACCATCAGCAATAGCTTGAGCAATACGAGGTGTCTGTTCTAGTACTGAGTTAAGTTCTTCACCTCTAAGTTGACCTGAAGCCAAACCTTGACCAAGCTGAACAATAGCTGCTTGAGCAGACTCAGCAGAGGCACCTGAAAGGGTTGCTGCCTTGGCAACCGCTTCTGTAACAGCAAGAATATCTTCTGTAGACTTACCTGCATCAGATAAAGCCAAACCAAAACGGTTAAATGTTGCAGCTGTTGTTTGTATAGAGGTTCTTCCTCTTGCAGCAATAGCAAAAAGTTGTTGCAATGCAGCTTGAGATTCTTTTCCTCGTCCTGTAACAAGAGCAATTCTATTTTCTAAGTTAGTTAAACTATCTGCAGCGGCTACGATTCCCTTAACAGAAATAAAACCAGAATAAGCTGCAATAGCACTCTTAATTGAGCTAGCTAGTCCACTAGTAACAGATTGAATCTTTCCAACGGACTTTTCTAATTTTTGTAATTCGCCTCGTGCTTGAGTTGTATTAGCACGGACTCTAATTTCTACACCACTCATGGTTCCTCCATTTAATAAAATTGCCCTCTAATAGTCTCGTATATCGAGAAACCATCAAAGGGCAATTATTTAAGGGGTTATCACACCTATTTTTATCAACACCTGTTCTATAAAATAGCGTGGTGCCTGTCTACTGTGTCCATTGTTTAAGACATCTATATATTCTACATTATTAAAGATGGTTCCATCTGTAAATCCGTAACCATCATAATTCTTTGTATTCTTCCAACCACGCCTTGCTCTCCCTGTATCAACAGGTGTAACAACTTTTAGTGTATCTGTAGCGTAGTCAATTCTTTCATCGATTTCAAAGTTAGACATTTGTTTAACTTCTTCTTCGACTCTTTTCATTTCTTGTTGAAAATTAACAATGTCTATACTGACTGTATCAACCATAATAAATCCTTATTTTATTGTCCAGCCAGAGTTATCGCCGTTTTTAGCCTTAAGCATCATTTCTAGAAATTTACCTTTAGGAACGGCTTGGTCTGGGACTTGTTTATTTTCTTGTTCTTGTTTTATTACTTTAAGAGAATGGAATA